AACGATAATTTGCAAAACGTCGACTGGTAAGAGTAGCCTGAAAAGGTGCATAAAGTTTTTTATGCCTGATTAGTACGAGTGTTGCAACGCTTGTCAATGTCCTAGGTGTTTTGTGTTGCCACTCCCAGCAATGTATTTTTATTCTGTTGGATAGATTATAGGTGGGGGAGGTTTTGTAGCAGGTCTACAAACAATGGAGTTTCGAACCTCTAAAAAAATGGCTTTTATGGTATACACGCCAAGCAAAATATTAAATGCAAACTATGTGGCTACCTGTCCTATAAAGCATGTTAGATTACCGATTTATAAGTTTATGATAATTTTTATAACTTATAAGATTGACGTGGAACGTAGAAATTTTTTCTAAAGTACCAAGTAGAGGAAAATAGATTCCTGCATTGTCTAGGCTTGAGCGTGTTTTAGGATGCGACAGAGAGATAGGGCAGTGTGCAATACGGACAGATCTAGAGAGATAATACACGAAAAGATGGTATTATGAGCATGTTTCGAAGACATGAATGGCTTAGATGGGGTGCCATGCTAGATACACGAAGACGAGGCAAATTGAAGTAGCTGATGCTCAGTCGTGTAGGATGTCCCTGTGAACTGATAGTGTAGTAATACAACGTGGAAACAAGCGTTTTATAAGGAGAGTAGACCTCCTTTAAAATATTGCAGTTAAGCGTGTGCAGTTGGGAAGAAAAAGAATTAAGTAATGGTGAAAAACCTGACTATTAGTAGGACGTTGACTGTGTTGTATGGGACTCCTGTAGAATAAGAGTGTTTACTGCATCCCATATTATCTTATAAGAGGCGACGGCATTATAAATTTTATCTAGAGGCTGTGAGTAGTGGTAGCTCCCTATGACAGCCTCGTTTTTAAGTTTTGTGGCTATAAGATGAGCTCTTGTAAAAACCTTGAAAAAGAGGTTAGAGATAAACGAGGTATGAGAACTACACCAGCGACCTCAATAGTCACAAATTTTATAAAGTCCTTTACTTTTGTAATAGACTGAGATACAATGATGGAATATTAATTATATAGGAGAAAAAAGAATGGAAGTATTTATATTATTTTTTGTAATGTTCGGAATAGCTTTTAGTATTATGTATCTAGGGAGCTAATATGAAAAAGTTTACACACAACATTACTAACGGCGAACTTCAAATACAACAAGAAGAAAAAGAAACTAACGAGATTGACGAACTACGTTCGATATGGAAAGACACGCGACTAGCCGATCTTCCGAAAGAAGAACGTGACAAACTACATTTATCTTTTTCTTATTGTAAAAAAGAGGATGTACAAAATATTGCTGACGGAAACATAGATTGTTTATCATTAGCAGCAAAATTCTACTTAATGTCGAAATATTAATTTGGGCGGAATAGGGTTAATACCAACAAGCACTGTGAGTGGTGCTCGGAACTATAAGTTAAACGAGTCCTATTCCTGTTCCTCCTACAGCTCGTTTAACACACTCATCGTGGACAGCTGGAATGTGTTATCCGTTCCGAGCTGTCCACACTTAATAAAAATAATTTAAAAAACTCCTTTACTTTTCTAGAAACATGAGATAGAATGAATCTTGTATTAATTAAAAAGGAGAAAAAATGAATACAACAGAACTTAAAAATAAAATATGGCAACTAGGATTTAACGACGATGGTTCGCCTAGAAAACTGAATCATCCTACGGATAAAAATCCTACATTCCAAGTTGAAGAATTCCATAAAAATGGTGATCCTTCGCCAATAATTTGGGAGCTTGTAGAAGATATTAAAAATCTTGAAGAATCATTAATTAAAAAAGATATGCAAATAGAAAAACTACAAGAACTTTGCGGATTAATTGGCTAGTTGCCACAAATAAATAATTATGGCACCTTCGGGTGCCATTTTTTTATGTGTAAAAATAATTTAAAAAACTCCTTTACTTTTTGAGAAACATGAGATAGAATGAGTCTTGTATTTAATTAAGAAAGGAGAAAAAAATGCAAAAATACGAAAACGAAAAAACTGAAACTAAACCTAGATGCCATGGTTGTGGTGTTGTCGTCTTTCCTGAAGATGATAATTGCTGTGATATGTGTTTAGAATTATCTTTTGAGGAGGAGTAAAAATGCCAAAATTAAGAAGAAAAAAGAAGCCAAGTGGCTTATGGGTTAGAGTATCAGAAGATAATAGCAATACAGGATTTCAAATTACATTTGACAATGGATATACAGTATCTGTTGGCATTGGTTGGGGGCATTATTGTTCTAATATGATAGATAAAGACCTTAATGTAGGAAATCCTAATTATCCTGATAGTGATTGTTGTGAAACTGCAATCATTAAACCAAATGGCAGATTTTTAAAATATAAAAATGGTAGTGTGCAAAGTTATCAAACAACAGAAGAACTTGCAGAAACTATTGCGTACACTAAATCACTCGAACCAAATAATTACGGAAGAGTAAAAAACTAAAAAATAAATTTTTTTAAATGGCACTTTTTAAGTGCCATTTTTTATGTGTAAAAATAATTTAACTTTTTTTAAAAAACTCCTTTACTTTTGTAAAAAGATGAGATAGAATGAGTCTTGTATTTAACTAAAGGAGAAAAAATATGAAAACTAAATTTACTTTAACTAGCGTAATAAGAGCTATCCAGAACTCTAAAGAGATGGTTCGTGCTTATATGGATAGCAAAAGTTTACCCAAATACGTAGGCAACGCAATGTTAGAACAATTAGATGACGCTGTGACTAAAGTAAGCGAAAATAATCTTAACGAGGCTTATGGTTATTTACTTGCTTATTTAGACATTAGAGATCAATATGCTAACGGATATTTATCTAATTATGGTGAGATTCCTAGTAAAGTTTCTTCTAATCCTTATTTCAAAACGGAATTAGGTGTTAGCCACGAAATTACTATGATGATTGCTTTAGGTCTAAAACCTGCAGCAGATTGGAAGTTAAATGTTTATGTTAGACTTTTAGACGATATGCGTAGTTTCGAAGTTAGTGTTGCTTATAGCGACACTGGCTTTGACAAATATGGTCTACCTAATCCAAAAGATTTGGCTGACGAAATTAAAGCTAAAGCTAAAACTCCAACATGGGAAGAGTTTACTAGCTAAAACTTTAATAAATTCTCTAAATGGCACCTAAAAAGGTGCCATTTTTCATTTTACTCCTTTACTTCTGCTCTTTTTGAGCACTGTGGAGCTCTCCAGACGATTAGTAAAGGAGTACTAATACGATTGCCCTAGTTCTGTAAACTGTTGCCTGTGTGCTGTCTGTTCCATGTGTAATGTGTGCGCACATGTGATGCATGTGTGTGCGATGCATGTGATGCATGTGATGCATGTGGATGTGCATGCGATGCATGTGGATGTGCATGCGATGCATGTGGATGCGATGCATGTGGATGCGATGCATGTGGATGTGCATGCGATGCATGTGTGCACATGCTCATTTATCCATACATTTCTTGGCGTTTCGACAGAGTCTGACTGAGAGTGGACTCCTGCGAAGTGGTATTGTAGTTTTCGCAGTTCTGCACTGGACAGTGGACTCTTGCGAAGTGGTAAAAATTAATTTAATTATTTTTTAAAAAGTCCTTTACTTTTACAGAACACTGAGATAGAATGATGGAATATTAACTTAATAAGGAGAAAAAAATGAATAAAGTAAAACTAATCCAGAAAATCCAAAAGGCTACAACAGTTAGAATGGAGCCTAGAGGATACGGCGATAATCCTGAAGAAATGAAGGAAACACGCAGTGGTAATATTTACCTAACACAAGAAGAAGTTAATTGTGTTATCGGTATGCGTAAATGTACCAGCGTAAGTATGGGTGTTAATCTTGGTGGCTACGACGACGAATGTTTCGACGAAAACGGCAAGGCTACAAAACATTATCCACATTCTAACCATGTACATATTCGTCTTGGCAAAAAACAGGCTAAACGAATGATTAACGCAATTACAGGTCCTAAATTAATACAAGTCCTTGTAATTGGTGATTATGCCGACGACAGCGACAAATTTTGTATTTGTTTGTAAACCATACTGTCCCCACACAATGGCACCTTTTTAGGTGCCATTTTTTATTTGTGCATTGTGGCGTTCGCGATGAGTCGCAGTGCAGTCCAGAAATGCGAAGTGCCGAAGATATCGATTTGCCTTTCGACGATGAGTCGCAGTGCAGTCGAGAAATGCGAAATAACAGTGGTAAGTTCGGCGATGAGTCGCAGTGCAGTGGACTTATGCGAAAGCGAAAATATTAGATATACATGAGAAATGGATTTTGTGTTGTGGTTTGTGTAAAAGTTGTCAAACAGCTAATAGGCTAATACGAATTGACTCCAAGACTGTTGCAGAAAGCATCACAGCGTATTAGCAAGGGATATTGGACTCCTATTGGTTGTGCAAGCTAATATGAGATATGTATGAGAGTACTTGCTGATAGCAGGTAGATAGTAGTAGAATTGTACAAATAAACGCTGGAGAGCCTTATATAACTCCACAGCGACATGAGACATTATGGATAGTACTCGCAAGCAGAAAAAACTTACGCCCAAGCAGGAAAAATTCTGCCAACACGTTGCATCAGGAACTAGCTTAAAGGAGTCAGCCGTCCTTGCTGGGTATTCAAACAACAACGCAGCTCGTGCAGGAGCATTCTTGGCGAACCATGAGCCATTGGTAAAGGCAAGGATTCAAGAACTCCAGAACAGAGGAGCAGCCAGAGCAACTTTAACTTTATCAAAACATTTGGACAATCTGGAACAGTTAAGGGACAAAGCGATCTCGAACAATGCCTTTGGTGCTGCCGTCACGGCAGAAATAAATAGGGGGAAAGCAGCAGGATTGTACGTGGATAGAAAAGAGCTAACAGTCAATAAAACTTCTGATATGACCAAACTAGATATTATCAAACGTATTCAGGAACTTCACAAGGAGTCAGGAGGCATTTTACCAATACCAACTAGCTATTCTGTGGAGGCTGTGGAATCCTCGTCAAAGGATGATGTTCTGGAAACAACTTCTGAAAGTCAAGAGTCTAATGACTAGGATTCTTTTATCTGGAAGTCTCCCTAACTCTGATACTGTGGATCGTGACCCCCCTGTATATTATCGCCTTTATAAAAAAACCGTGCGTTGGTTCCTGACAAATGTCCTGCAAAAATTTTGCAAAAAATTTTTAACATGAGTAAAGAGTTAGAACATATTCCACAAGAGTTATTAGTAGAACATTTGGAACTATCCGAACGTCTCGCGGAACTCGAGAAGAAGGAAACGATACAAACAAACTTTATGCCATTCGTAAAAGCCATGTGGACGGACTTTATAGAGGGAGAACACCATAGAATAATGGCAAGAGCCTTTGATCGAATAGCATCAGGCGAACTAAAACGGTTAATTATTAATATGCCACCACGTCATACCAAGTCGGAGTTTGCCTCCTACCTGTTCCCAGCGTATCTAGTAGGCAAACGACCAGGACTTAAGATAATACAGGCAACGCACACTGCTGATTTGGCTGTTAGATTTGGTCGTAAGATAAGAGATTTAATAGTCACAAAGAGTTTTAGAGAAATATTTCCTAATGTAGAACTAAACCCAGAGAGTAAAGCAGCAGGTAGATGGGAAACTAGAACTATCGACGGTAAAATGAACGGTGAGTACTTTGCCTCAGGTGTTGGTGGTGCATTGGCTGGTCGTGGTGCGGACTTATTTATCATCGACGATCCACATTCAGAACAAGATGCCATGAGTGCAAACTCTCTTGATGATGCGTATGAATGGTATATGACTGGTCCAAGACAGAGATTACAGCCAGGAGGAGCCATCGTAATGGTTATGACACGCTGGTCTAAGAAAGATTTGACTGGTAGAGTGGTTAAAAAGATGATGGAATCCGATGATGCTGACCAATGGGAGATAATCGAACTGCCTGCTATACTGCCTAGTGGTAAATCTCTTTGGCCAGGATATTGGCCATTGCCCGAACTAGAGAAAATAAAAGCCTCTATCTCTCCTAGTAAATGGGCAGCAGAATATATGCAGAATCCAACAGGCGAAGGAGCATCGATAATTAACAAAGAGTGGTTTAAAATATGGGATAGAGACCAACCACCACCTGTAGAGTACATTATACAAAGCTACGACACGGCTTTTTTAAAAACTGAAAGAGCAGATTTTAGTGCTATTACTACGTGGGGAGTATTTTACCCAGAGGGAACGATAGGCGATGAGCAATATACTGGCAACGAAGCACATATTATATTGTTAGATTCTATAAAAGAACGTATGACTTTCCCTGAACTAAAGAAAAAAGCTCTAGAACAATATAAAGAATGGAATCCTGAATCGGTAATTATAGAAGGAAAAGCATCTGGTATGCCTTTGACTCAGGAACTCCGAGCCATTGGTGTTCCAGTGCAAACGTTTACGCCAAGCAGGGGACAGGATAAAATTGCTAGATTAAATTCTTGTTCTCCATACTTCAGTGGTGGCTATATATGGGTGCCAGAAACAAACTGGGCTGAAGAATTAGTAGATGAAGTATCAGATTTCCCTTACGGAGAACACGACGATTTAGTAGATAGTACAACACAAGCACTTATGCGATTTAGACAAGGTGGATTCGTACGATTAGAAACAGATTTCGACGAAGAACCACTGCCTCGAAGAAAACGAGTTTACTATTAGAGAATTTATAAGTATGATTTAGACTATCCACTTGGATTGGAGAATAAATGGCAATAGAAAAAGCAGAGTTAGAGTCTTTATTAAACGGTGAAACAGCCGAAGTAGAGGTTCCTGACGAGATGGAGGAGATCTTACCAGAAAATATTGTTATAGAGGGAGAAGAAGAGATGTCAAACATAGACATTATCCCTGACCCACCAGAAGATTTTAATAAAAATTTAGCCGAAATCATAAACGAAGACGATTTAACTGCGTTAGCTAGTGGTCTTTGTTCTGATTTTGACGAAGACGAAGAGTCAAGAAGAGAATGGTTAGAAACTTTTACTAAAGGTTTAGATCTTTTAGGTATAAAAGCTGAGGACAGAAGTGAACCATTCCCTGGAGCGAGTGGTGTACACCATCCTTTGCTATCAGAGTCAGTAGCACAGTTCCAAGCACAAGCGTACAAAGAACTTTTACCTGCAGATGGACCTGTAAAAACACAAATATTAGGTGTTGCTGACACTTTAAGAGAGCAACAAGCTCAAAGAGTCAAGGAATTCATGAATTATCAGATTACGTACAACATGGAAGAGTACGATCCTGAGCTTGATCAACTATTATTTTACTTACCATTGTCTGGATCTGCGTTTAAAAAGGTATATTATGACCCAGCCAAAGCTCGAGCAGTAAGTAGCTTCGTTATGGCAGAAGATTTTATAGTTTCTTACTCTACAAACGATCTAACAGAGTGTCCTAGAGCTACACATGTGATAGAAATGTCTGAAAACCACATTCGTAAGATGCAAATGGCTGGTTTATATAGAGATTTAGAGATTGGAGCTCCTGCAAACGACTATGAAGGTGATGTAGCAGGAGTAAAAGAGAAAATAGACGATATAACAGGTGTTTCAAGACCTACAGACTCCGAAACATACACTGTTTTAGAAATGCACGTCGAATTAGACCTAGAAGGATTCGAAGATACGGTCGACGGAGAGCCAACAGGTATAGCTTTACCGTATATAGTGACTATAATCAAAGAAAGCATGCAAATATTGTCTATACGCAAAAATTTTGACCCTAACGATCCTCTAAAAAGAAAAATAGAGTATTTTGTACACTATAAGTTTCTTCCAGGACTAGGGTTTTATGGTTTTGGGTTAATACATATGATTGGAGGTTTAAGTAAGTCTGCTACCTCACTATTAAGACAACTAATAGACGCAGGTACATTATCTAATCTTCCAGCAGGTTTTAAAGCAAGAGGAATGCGTATCCGAGACGACGATACACCTATTGAACCTGGAGAATGGCGAGATGTGGACGTTCCAGGTGGAACCATCAGAGATGCACTCATGCCGTTGCCGTACAAAGAGCCGAGTGGTGTATTAGCCCAACTTTTAGGTGTTTTAGTCGACAGTGGACAACGTTTTGCTAATATTGCTGATATGAAGCTTGGTGACATGGGTCAAGAAGCTCCAGTAGGCACTACACTAGCAATGATGGAGCGTGGAAGCAAAATTATGTCTGCAATACATAAAAGACTACATTTTGCTCAAAAAATGGAGTTTAAACTTCTTGCCAGAGTTTTTTCTGAGTCTTTACCACCAGAGTACCCATATGATGTAGTCGGAGGGTCAAGAACTGTATATGCTAAAGATTTCGACGGTCAAGTAGATGTATTGCCTGTAAGTGACCCTAATATCTTTAGTATGAGCCAAAGAGTAGTATTAGCACAGACTCAACTACAGTTGGCACAGAGTGCACCACAACTACATGATTTACATCAAGCATATTATAAAATGTACAGTGCTCTAGGTGTACAAAACATAGATGAGATATTAATACCTGAAGACGAGGCTATACCAAAAGACCCAGTACAGGAAAATCAAGATGCGTTAATGGGTATGCCTCTAAAAGCGTTTTTAGAACAAAACCATGATGCACACATACAAGCACATATGGCATTTATGCAAAACCCTATGGTACAACAAAACCCTGCTGCATTGTCTGCTTTACAAGCACATATACAAGAACATCAAGCGTTGAAATATAGACTACAGGTACAACAACTTATGGCAGAACAAGGAATGCAATTACCTGAACCTGGACAACCTGTGCCTATGGAAGTAGAGAACCAAATAGCTATGATGGCAGCACAAGCAACACAACAGATTACAGGACAAGAACAAGCTCTTATACAAGCACAACAAATGGCACAGCAACAACCTCAAGTAGAGTTAGCTAATAGACAACTAGAATTACAACAAATGGAAATACAACGTAAAGCTCAGGCTGACCAATTACGAGCTCGAACAGAGCTTACTAAAGCAGAGCTAGACGCACAAACATCTCTCGCAAAAGCAGATAAGAATGAAGACATAGCTCAACAGAGAATAGCTGCTCAACGAGAAAAAGATGCAATGGACGCTGAGGTTAAAACACAAAAATCTTATAGCGAAATATTAAAACAAGTAAAAGATGCAGAGGACAAAACTGATGGGTAAAGGTACACATACAACACAAGATGGTAGAACTGCTAAAAAAGGTCTCTACTACAACATTAATCAAAAAAGAAAACGTGGCGAAAAAATGAGAGCTAAAGGTGCTAAAGGTGCACCTAGTGCACAAGATTTCGAAGATGCAGCTAAAACTGCTAAAAAAGCTGATGGTGGTATCTACAAAATGGCAGACGGTGGAATGAAAAACGGAATGCCTGGAGGTACAATGGTTAAAATGAAAAACGGTGGTGCTTTTGTGCAGAGTAGAGGCTGTGGAGCAGTTGATAACAAGCGTAGAAGACCAACACAACTTAAATAGGAGCTAGTATGGGAAAAGGATACGGTAAAAAGAAAAAGAAAGGTAAGAAAAAGAAATAGATTATGGGCAAAGGTCAAAAACATTATAAACGAGATGGAACTGAGTTTAAAGGCAATACACATAAAATGCCTAACGGACATCTACATTCTAATAAAACTCACACTAAAACAAGTGTAAGGTTGTTTCATTTTAATGAATTAAGTAAAACAGCTAAATTAAAAGCTAAAAAAGGTAAATAGGAGTTATTATGCCAAAAGGTAAGTCAGGAGAGTATTCTCCTAAACAGAAAAAAATTGCAGCTATGGCTGGAGATCCAAAAGTTTTAGAAGGAGAAGATTTTAAGGCTTTACGTAAAAAGAAAAAATTAAAAGGTGGTGGAATCTACAAAATGAAAGACGGAGGTCTTTTTGGTGGTAAAGTTAAAACTAAAGGTGTTGGAGCTGCAACACAGGGGATTCACCACAAGCCTTAATGGATTATATTAAAGTCGTAGAGTACTTATTAAAAAAGTACAGAGATCGTATTTCTTCGTTAGAGGAAACGCTTTCATCAGGTGGTGTTGCAAATCATGAGCAATATCAACGTGTCGTCGGAGAGATATCAGGTCTTCGCTCTGCCGAACAAGAAATAATTGACCTGCAAAAGAATATGGAGAAAGAAATAGATGAGTAAACCTTTACCAGACACTGTAGATAATTTTGGAGCAGTAAAAAAGAAAATAGAAGATGATCCACACTTTGATACACAAATGACACCAGAAACAGCTACTTCACAAAGGGATCAACTACCTGTTCCAACAGGGTATAGAGTGTTGATACTTCCTAGAGGCAGAGCTGCAGTCACAGACGGTGGTATTATTTTAGATAAAGGAACAATAGAAAGAGACACTATATCCTCAGTTGTAGGATATGTTATTTCTCTTGGACCAGACGCATACAAGGATCCTGTAAAGTTTCCTGAAGGTGCATGGTGTAAAGAGGGAGAATGGGTGCTGTTCGGTAGGTATGCTGGAGCTAGATTTAAGATAGATGGAGGAGAACTCCGTATTTTAAATGACGATGAAATTCTAGCTAGAATACCTAATCCTGAAGCAGTAGATTATTAAATATAACATGGAGAAAGCCATGCAACAAGAAGAAACGCTTGCCAAAGAAGAAGCAGTAGAAATAGAACTTCCTGCTGAAGAAAAGGAAGAAGAATTACAGAAAGATAAGCTAGAGGTAGTTGAACAACAACCTACAGAGGATAAATCTGAGCAAGAAGAGTATAGTGAAGGTGTTCAAAAACGAATAAACAAACTTACTTACAAACTCAGAGAATCAGAAAGACAAAGTGAAGAAGCTATTTCTTGGGCTCAAAAAGTACAAGAAGAGAATGAAAAACTTAAGAAAAAAGCTGATTCTGCTAATACAGCAATGTTTTCTGAGTATGACAATAGAATATCTACTGAACTAGAAGCAGCAAAAGCTGAGTACAAAGATGCTTTTGACAAAGGAGACACAGAAGCTATTGTCGCAGCTAACGAAAAACTATCTAGACTTTCCGTTGAAAAAGAAAGTCTTCGTAGAGTATCTGAACAAAAGAAAAAGAAAGCTGAAGAGGGTGGAACAGAAACACCTGCTGAAACAGCTTCTCTTATACCTAATAATGCTGGTGCACCTGTACCAGATAAAAAAGCTCAAGATTGGGCTGCTAGAAACACATGGTTTGGACAGAACCAAGGTGCAACTTTCGCAGCATTCGGTATACATCGTGAGCTAATGGAAGAAGGATTCGATGGAACAACAGATGGGTATTATGAAGAATTAGACAAGAGACTTGCTAATTTCGGAATAATTACCGATAATGATTCTCGAGAACAAGTTTCTGACTCTCCCGTGCAGAGAGTCGCTAGTCCTACAAGACAAGCTAGAACGAATAAAGCACGCAGTAAAACTATTAAACTCACACAGAGTCAAGTAGCTATTGCAAAAAAACTCGGTGTGCCTCTTGAAGAGTATGCTAAATATGTTAAATCTAATTAAGGAGTAAAAAATGTCAGAAGAAAATACTAATAATGTAAAAGAAACTGTCGCATCAGATCGAACTCCAAGATCTGCCAACGCACGAGAAAAAGAATCTCGCAGAACACCATGGAAACAACCCTCTGCACTAGATGCACCTCCTGCCCCACCAGGATTTAAACATCGATGGATAAGAGAGTCTATATTAGGTCAGGACGACAGAACTAACATGTCCAAACGTTTACGTGAAGGATTTGAACCTGTTCGTGCTGAAGAATATCCAGACTTTGAAGCTCCAACGATTAATGATGGTGTGCACGCAGGTGTGATCGGAGTAGGTGGATTGATCCTGGCTAGAATACCTGAGGAGACAGTTAAAGAGAGGCAAGCATATTTTGATAATATGACTGCTGATGCAATGAATGCTGTCGACACAGATTTAATGAGAGAAAGTAATCCTTCGATGCCTATTAGTCAACCTAATAGATCAACGAAAGTGACTTTCGGTAAAGGATCTTAATTTTATAATTAGGGTAAATTTAACACATATATATTATAGGTGAATAAAAATGGCGAATATTAATGACCCAGATGGTTTCACTCCCGCATATCATATGTCTGGTGGCGTAATCAGACCTCAAGAGTTTGCAATAGCAAGTGCTACAAATGCATCGATTTTTTCAGGTGACGTAGTAAATCTCTCGAGTGGTTATGTCATACAGGGTACTGCAACAGGTACTCCTCTAGGCGTATTCTATGGAGTGGAATATACAGCAACGTCAGGTGAAAAGATCTTCTCAAAGATGTGGACAGCTGATACTGCTACTTTAGGTTCTGCAGATGCAAAAGCCTATGTGTATGTTGATCCTGATATTGTTTACGAGGCTCAGTCTACTGGTACTCCTACACAAGCATCAATAGGTACAACTAACACTATAAGCACAACTGCAGGTGATTCTTCAACAGGTCGATCAAAAGAAGGTGTGACAACTACAACTTCTAGTGGTATTGCGACAGTAGTAGGCTTTCCAGATAAGCCAAGTAATTCTATTGGACAATACGCTAGGGTGTATGTGACGTTCCCAGCTTCTGTGTTCGGTAATTCATAAGGAGTATAAATAATGGCAATTAACAGAGCCCAATTAGTGGCAGAACTAGAGCCTGGATTAAATGCTCTTTTCGGATTAGAATATAGCAGATACGAGAACGAACATGCTGAAATTTTCGATACAGAAAATTCAGACAGAGCGTTTGAGGAAGAAGTTATGTTATCAGGATTCGGTGAAGCTCCTGTGAAAGGCGAGGGTGCAGCAGTCACTTACGACTATGCTCAAGAAACTTTCACAGCTAGGTATTCACACGAAACTGTAGCATTAGCTTTCTCTCTCACAGAAGAAGCTATAGAAGACAATCTGTATGATAGTATATCAGCTAGATACACTAAAGCGTTAGCTCGTTCTATGAGTCAAACGAAACAAGTGAAAGCAGCGAATGTACTAAACAATGGTTTCTCAACTTCCTTCCCAGGAGGCGACGGCAAACCTTTAATGACAACAGATCATCCAACTTTAACAGCTGGTGATCAGTCTAACGAACCCAGCACTGCTGCGGATTTAAACGAAACTTCTTTAGAGAATGCAATGATTGATATTGCAGGTTTTAAAGATGAGCGTGGTTTAAAAACTAACGTTCAAGCTAGAAAGCTAATCGTACCACCAGCACTGCAGTTCGTTGCAGATAGATTGTTAAACACTCCGAATAGAGTTGCAACTTCTGACAATGATATAAATGCTCTTAAAAACATGAGTATGCTTCCTGACGGTTATACAGTTAACCATTTCTTAACAGATACAGATGCATTCTTCATTAAAACAGATGCTCCTAACGGATTAAAGCATTTTGTAAGAGCTGCTATGTCAACTGGCATGGAGGGTGACTTCGAGACAGGTAATATGCGATACAAAGCTAGAGAAAGATATTCTTTCGGATTTAGCGATTGGAGAGGCATATACGGATCTCCTGGAGCGTAAGTTCTAAACGATCTTTAGGAAGGGAGCATTTAGCTCCCTTTCTTTTTTTGCAGAAGTGATATATCATAAAAAGTCTAGGGAATATTAACTTGTTTTACTAACTGACCTAGCAGACAAGCCAAGATAGTAAAACTTATTTTTCGGGAGAAAAATTATGGCAAAATCGACTTTCTCAGGTCCAGTCGTATCTTTAGCTGGATTTATTTCTGCAGGTAATGCGAATGTTGTTAGTTTAACAGCAGACACTAGTCTTACAGTTGCAGCACACTCAGGCAAGGTTCTTACTTGTAATGATGCAGATGGTAAATTTACTTTACCTAGTATTGTAGCAACAGATCCTGGAGACAACACTGATCCAAATCAGTTAAATAATTTAGGTGCTACTTTTATTTTCGTAGTAGAAACTGCAGCTACTGATATGGATATTCTTACTGACGGAACAGATAAGTTCGTAGGTGGTCTTTATACAGGTAAAGATGACGCTTCAGGTAAAGTATTTATCTCAGGTGCATCTAACGATGTAATTACTATGAATGGTTCTACTAAAGGTGGATTAGCAGGTAGTATTGTTAAAGTCACAGCTATAGGTTCAGCAAAATATGCTGTTGAAGGCATTATTTTAGGCTCTGGTACTATAGTGACTCCATTCGCAGACGCATAGGAGTAGAATATGGCAGATGCAGTGACCTCAACAACAATTGTTGACGACGATAGAAAAGCTGTTATACAGTTCACTAATACGTCTGATGGTACTGGTGAATCAGCTGTCACTAAAGTAGATGTAAGTGCACTAGCCACAAGGAGTACTGATGGTGCTACTTGTACAGGTTGTAAAGTTAGTAGAATAAACTATTCTACTTTCGGCATGAGTGTAAAGTTATTATGGAACGCTAGTACAAACACTATATGTTGGGATTTAAATTCTGATTATAGTGATGACATAGATTTTTCCTATATGGGTGGCCTGCAAAATACTGCAGCAGCAAGTGGAAAAACAGGTGACATAAAACTAACTACTACTGGGCATGCTAGTGGTGATTCTTACGTTATAGTGCTAACAGTTGTAAAAGAGTACTAAACACATGGCGACCTCAGGGACGAAAACATTTAGTCTAGACACAGCACAGGTTATAGAAGAAGCCTATGAACTTGCTGGTCTTGAGTTAAGAACAGGATATGATGCTAGGACTGCTAGAAGATCATTAAACATTATGTTTGCTGATTGGTCCAATCGTGGTATAAATCTTTGGACAGTAGAACAAGTTTCATTAGATTTTACTAATGAAACTTCTTCCTACACCTTAAACTCTTATGATGTTGACGTCCTAGAGGCTATAGTGCGTGTTTATGACAGCACAAGCAGTTCTACTTTTAGCGATATAACTTTAGAGCGTATAAGTAGATCTGAATATTTAAACATACCTGATAAAAATTCTAAGGGTAGACCCTCTCAATACTTTATAGAAAGAAAAGAAACTCCAGTTTTACACGTATATCCTACACCAGATGATGCTACAACTTATAAATTTATCAGTTATAGAGTACAAAGAATAGATGACATAACAGCTTCTACACAAGACCAAGAAGTACCTAGTCGATTTATACCTTGTATGTCTTTAGGATTAGCATATCAAATAGCGTTAAAAAAGAATCCACAAAAGTCTCCGTTATTAAAAATGGAGTATGAAGAAGCGTTTAAAAGAGCTGCAGATGAAGATAGAGATAGAACAAGCATAAAACTTACTCCAAGGATAGGGTACTAATGGCATACGCAAGAGGTAAAAACGCATATGGTATATGCGACATAAGTGGGTTTAGGTATAAATTAAACACTATGAAAAGAACATGGGATGGTTTATTAGTTGGACCAGATATGTACGATCCTAAACATCCACAGCTTGAGCCAAAAAGAAATGTATCAGACCCTGAGGCATTACTTAATGCTAGACCAGACGTTAAGTCAACTATACATTTAGGAACAGTTTTAGTAAAAAATCCAGTAAATAGTGCAGGAGTGAGCTCACCAATTATGTATGCTTTAAATAGCAACACGATAGGTTCTAGTTTTACAGGATATCAAGCAACAGCAGAGCTTGGAGGAGTTAGTGTAAATACATGAGTTGGACTAACACTACATTAACTACAGCTATTAAAGAATATTTAGAGAACACAGAGTCATCTTTTGTTTCTAATATTCCTAATTTCATAAAAGCAACAGAAGAAAAAATTTTAAAAAGTGTACAGTTAGACGAGTTTAAAAAGAACGTGACAGGTACAGCGTCTGCTGATAATCCTTATTTATCTATGCCGAGCGATTTTTTAGCTCCATTTAGTTTAGCAGTTTTAGACAGCAGCAACAGTTATACTTATTTAAAATTAAAACATGTGTCTTTTATACGAGATTACACTCCTATAGCTACTACTACAGGAAGTCCACAATACTATGCTGAGTTTGATAGCGACACATTTATATTAGCACCAACACCAAATACTACATCTACTTTTGAGTTGCATTATTTTTACAGACCTCAATCTTTAACAGACACTTCAGACACAACATGGCTTTCTAAAAATGCCATAAATGCATTACTTTACGGAAGTTTAGCTGAAGGATCTATGTATTTGAAAAATTTTGAAGCTATGCCAGTTTATGAACAACGTTTCCAAGAAGCTATTATGATGCTAAAAAATCTTGGGGAAGCTAAAGACACCAGAGATCAATATAGATATGGTGAAATAAGGAGAGAACCACAAGCATGATAGAGATAGACACTACATCTACATTAGGATCTATAGGTGTTTCTACTACAGAGTACAAAGGTCATACTCCTGAGTTTTGGGCAGAACGTTGCACAGAAAGAATATGTGGTATATCAGAAAATGCAGAACCACATGTTCGTCAGCAGGCAGAAGCCTACAGAGTAGCTATATATTCTGCAATACTTTATTATATTAAACAAGCAATGAGCAGTCAAGTTGTGACCATGAAAAATGTTTTACAACAACAAGGTCATAAAGATTTGGCTAACATATTACAGGAGCTTAAATAAAATGGCAATAGACTCAACATTAACAACTAGCTTTAAAAAAGAGCTTTTAGAAGCACATCATAATTTTAAAGCATCTGGTGGTAATTCTTTTAAATTAGCGTTATACACAAGTTCCGCATCTATAGGTGCAGCAACTACAGCATACACTACTTCTAACGAAGCAAGTGGTACTAATTACACTGCAGGAGGTGCAGCTCTTACTAACGTTGCTCCAACTTCTAGTGGTACGACTGGTTTTACTGACTTTAGTGATTTAACATTTAGTAATGCTACAGTCACAGCAAGAGGCTGTATGATCTATAACGATACTCAATCAGGTGATCCATCGGTAGCTTGTATAGATTTTGGTGGAGATAAAACATCCACAGCAGGTGACTTTACTATAGTTTTCCCAGCAGCAGCAGCAAGTACGGCAATTATACGTATAGCATAGAATGGCTGAGATCCTAAACGGTTGGGGTCGAGCAGGTTGGGGTGAACTTGCTTTTGGTGAAGGCACAGTCCCAGTCACTATAACAGCACCAGCAGCAGCAACTGCAGGATCACCCACAGCAGGAGTAAATGCTCAAGCAATAGCAACCGTATCTGGAGTGACGGCAAGTGTAGGCTCTGTAGTAGTAGAAATACAAGCAGCTGCAAATGTCACACCTTCAGGACAAGCTGGTACAACAGCTTTAGCAAATCCTAGTTTAATTACCAACAATAATTTATCTGTATCAGGACTTGCTGGCACATCAGCATTAGGCACAGCAACATTATCTACCAACAATAATTTATCTGTATCAGGATTTGCTGGCACATCAGCATTAGGCACTGTATCTTTAGTGTCTAATAACAACATATCTGTATCAGGACTTGCTGGCACATCAGCATTAGGTACTCCTACATTAACTTTAGAAAACAATATAACTGTGGATGGTTTAAGTGCAGAGTCAGCATTAGGTTATGTGAGTGTCTCAGGTATAGCTAATATATCGATTACATTAAACGCAGCATCTGGAGAAGTAGGAGTAGTGTTAGTTTGGTCTAAAATTGATGACAAACACCTGATTGGACTGGAGTTAATGATACTCAATCACCTAATTGGTCTGTTGTAAATGATAGTCAATCACCAGATTGGAAAAATGTTGCTTAACTTTTCTAGAAAAAACGATTATGATTAAATTGGAGAAATAATATGGCAAGTTCATATGTAAATAACCTCAGATTAAATGAGATGGCTACTGGAGATGGTAGCGGAACTTGGGGTACTACTACTAACACTAACTTGACTCTCATAGGAGAGGCATTTGGGTATGCAACAAAAGCAGTTGCTAACGCCTCAACAGATACACTTACTATACCAGACGGCAGCGAAACGAACAGTGAACCTAGAAGAATGTATCTTAAACTTACAGGTGGAGGTCAAGCTTGTACTGTGACTTTAGCACCAAACACAGTTTCTAAAGTTTGGATAATAGAAAATGCAACAAGTTATACACTCACAATGTCACAAGGTAGTGGTGCTAATGTAGCAATATTAGCAGGTCAGGTAAAAATGATAGCTACAGACGGAGCAGGTTCTGGTGCTGTTGTTTACGACTTACTTCAAGATTTAGCTATACCAGATTTATTTATAGACGATGATTTAAAATTACAATCAGATGGAGCTATTATAAGTTTTGGTGTAGACGGAGATATAACACTTACACACACAGCTGACACAGGTTTAACTACTAACGGCACTTTTCAAGCCACAACCATCACTGCAACAACAGCTTTTGTACCTGATGCTAGTGATGGAGCTGCATTAGGTACAAGTTCGCTTGAGTTTAGCGATTTATTTTTAGCAGACGCAGCAGTTATAAATTTAGGTGCTGATCAAGACACCACTTTAACTCACGTAGCTGACACAGGTATATTACTTAACAGTACAAGACAACTACAGTTTGGTGATTCAGGTACATACATACACCAATCAGCAGATGGAGTACTAGACCTAGTTTCAGACACGGAAATAGAGATAAACGCTACTACTATTGATATAAATGGTGCTGCAGATGTATCAGGTGCCTTAACTGCTGCTACAGTTAATGGCGTAGGTATTTCTTACAACATAACTAACTTTTCACAAAGTTTACTAATTAGTAATGATGCAGGCACAGGCACTTTATCTTCTGCTTCTGATAACACAGGTTTAGGTTTTGAAGTATTTGATGATTTAACAAGTGGTGTAGAAAATACAGCAGTTGGTAGTCAAGCTATGGATGCTAATACCACAGGTGGCTACAACACAGCAGTAGGGTCTGGAGCATTAGGAGCTAATACTACAGCAACTTTTAACACAGCTATAGGAAGAAACGCTTTATTAGTTAATACCACAGGTGCTTCTAATGTTGCGGTTGGTGGTCAAGC